ATAGTCAGAGTCGGAGAGGGCTGTAAGTTTAATCAGCTCGTAATGTTCAGGGATCTCTCTGGTAGCAATGATGTTATAGAAAGTGCTCTCTACAATATTTACAATTTGTACAGCTTCAAGAGTGTCCGAGATACTGTTAACATCCTCAGAGTCCATATCGCTCAAAATTTCTTGAACGATCTCTAAAAGAGTTTTTCTAATAGCCATTAGCTACTCCTTTGGACAACAATGGTGAACCAAAGTTTTTGGGCAGTGGTAGAGGCTCCATCAGTTTCGATAGTGATGGCATCATTACCTGATACGGTGTTGTTTGAAGCTGGTGCCAGAGTGTCTACATCGCCCGCCGCCGAACTAGTGTACGCAATAGTCAGTGTACCCATACTAGAACCAGCAGCATTCTTAACAGTGATGGTAGAGTCAGCAGTGCCGATGGCACCTTCAAGCACCGTAGTAACTTTAGCCACCGTACCTGCGTTAGCTACTGGGATATAAACAGTCTCTGCTGTCGAGACATCTTCAATTACTCCGTAGTAGATGTCCTCTCTCGGAAACCAGTCCCCGGAGCCAGCTCCATCCGACACATACACTTCACCTGCGTTTGCGCTATCTGCACCTTTAGGCTCGTGAAGTTCTGCCCCAGTTAGTGTGCTATGTTCAGCCATATTATTCTCCTAAAGGTGGAAGGGCCGCCACTCTAAAGCAGCGGCCCAATTGTGTTACTCGATTTCCAGATACTCTACAACCAGCGTAGCAGCACCCGCCGTAAAGGCAGCCGTGTCATACGTAGTCATAATGTATTGGTCTGCGGTAAGGCGAATACCAGTGAGGTTTCCAGTTTGGTCCATAACATATGCACCATCGCACTGGATGACATCCCCTACTGCGTCAAGAGCCGTCACTGCAATGGCAGCATCAATGCCGTCATCATCAGTGTTAGTACCATCAGCAGTTTTCAGGCCAATGTCGAGTGTCCCAGTAGCACCAACAAAAGCAGTGGTGACATACAGAGTAGCACTGACAATGACCGAGCCTGCCGGGATTACCGGGAGGAGCGGGTCAGGGGCCGTGGTATCGGTATCCGCAATGTCAGTGTAGTCAAACTTGTGAACAAGCGACTTCTTAACATTGGCAGCAGTGGTACCTTGGTTAACCACTTCAGCGTTCTCTTTACCGAAACGAACCACAAGGCCGTCTTCGTTAGTCCAAGTCATTAGTTTTTCTCCTTAGCTAATGGTCGGGTTAGTAACAACCGTCACCATGTTTTCAGGACGGAACAACTTGACACCGTAACGAGCCGTGGTAACGAACTCAGTGCGCTGATAGTCCTTGTTATACTCCATATCCACTTCGGGCATCTGACGCCATGCGCCTTTCCACGGAAGAATATCCGAGGTAGCCGAGAAGAAGTAGTTGGCAACACCATTGGTGGACGAGAAGTCCTTAGTGGTGGAACCATCACGTTCCGGCAGAGCAGAGTCAGTGACAGCAGGGAGTCGGTTCGACACATACACATCGAAGCCATACACGTTCTTAACGAACTTGAGGCCAGAGTGGATGCCCTCGGAAACAATACCTTCCCACATCGGGTTGTTAGAAACCGACACAAGGTTGGAAAGAGTTTCAAAGGTAAACCCAACCGAGGGATCTACGATGGCTACACGATTCTGGGCAGGCACATTGGCCTTATCCAGAGCATAGTTAGCATACGCAAAGTCGGCGAGTTCAATGATACCACCGTTACCGCCAGCCATGCGGTGGTAAGCACCGTTGATAGCGCCCTGAGCGTTAGCCGAATAGATGGCCTCGGGCTTTTCAAACATCGTCTTCTCGAAGTGCTCCATGATTGCACGGCGCTGCTTCGGAACAAAGCCCGATACGAGCTGGTTCATGTAGTAGATGTCTTGCTCAGCCTTCTTGGTGATGTACGTGCCCGAAGACAGGTACTCATCAATGGTGAACGTCCACTCACCGGTATCCATCGGGCGGTAGTTAACAGCCTGATCTTCGGTGTAGTCGTCCACGAGGGCATCACCAATCGACGGGATGGTGAATTGCGTACCGTCCGGGAACTCAGTCAAAAAATCGACATAGCCCATTCCGAACAGGTCGTCTTGGAGGACCTCTTTAAGCTCACTGGACCAAATTTCGGCACGAGTGAGAAGAGAGGTATTCGAGGTAGTCATAGACATTTAAGTCTCTCCTAGTTATATTTACCCACCCCAATCTTCTCTAGACATTGACTGTCTATCTTGAACCATCTGGTTCTGAATCTTGGGTGTGTAGTATTGCTTTGGATCACTCCTACGCAACTGTTGGTAGTATTGGAAGTCGCGTTTAGAGGACTGATTAAAAGCCCCAGCAGCGGTGTTAACAGAGCCAGCAGTGGTGGGGTTAGACTCTTTCTTAGTCTGCTCACCGATGAGAGTAAAGAAAGCAGTGGGGGACTCGGCAGCAAGGGACCTAAGACGATCCATATCCATACCAAGTTCCCGTGCCCTTTTCTCTACAACAGCTTTAGCCTCAGTACCAAAAGTCTCTGACAGTTTCTTATCTGCCTCGATGAGATTTTGCTCCTGAGAGTTCTGTCTTTCACGCGAAGTGAGGGTCTCTTCAATCAGGCTTTTTAGTCTCTCTTCACTATCGGTCTGAGTGGTCTGCTCTCCCGATTCTGTGCCGCCGTTATGTGCAGAGGGTTCCCCGGCGGGAGGCTGTGCCTGTCCCTTCTGCAATTGTTCGAGAAGCTCTTCTACACCAGCTTTCTTTGCGAGGTCTTCGCGCTGCTCAGCGGTCTGACGTTCAAGTTCTTTGATGTACTCTTGAGCATTGTAGTATCCCTTAGCGATTACTTGGGGATCTTTCCACTGCTCGCCCTTCTCTTCAATAACTTTTTCAAGCCAGTTGTCTTCTTGGTTAAAGACGCTCATTTAGTTCTCCTTGATGGTTATCAGGGACATTACTCTTTCGAGCATTTGGTTCTGCCCATTGATGTGTGCCTGCTTATAAGCCCATGCTGGATTATCATAATCCACAGGAGGAGCTGGCACATACTCCTTTTCTAACACCTCTTTCAAGGCGTTAAAGGCGATACGGTAGGAGAGAACTTCACTCTTCCTAGCCGCAGTATTCTTATGACCTTTGGTCCAAACTGTTTGCATTAGAGTCCTTCCTCTGCTGCAACCTGCATTTGTTCCATCATGTCAGCTTCGCTATCTTGCATCTTAGCTTGGGTTTCCATCTGCTCATCAATGGCGATGTTGTCACCGAAGAGAGCCTCTTCTCCCAACTCATACGCAACAAGCTCAGCAATTCTCTTACCAGAGAGGTGAACACCCACATCAGGCAATTGCTTAAACTGTACAAACTGATTAATGTTCTGCACCCTCTGTGCTCTCTCAGCAAAGTGTCTAGCACCAATCGGCACCAGAGTACCCTTAGCTGTGATGTCTTCCCTAGTGATTTGTTTGAACAACTCAGCACCAGTTTGATCATCAAGAACTCTGATAACGTCTACCACATCCATAGAACGTCTAGCACTTTCGAGCATAGCGTTAAGGATGGGTTCGATAAACTCCCGCTCAAATTGAGAGGCTTTATGTTGGAAAATGCGGCTCGATGCGTTCTCCAAACTCTGTACCTCAAAAGCAGTTTTCTCGCCGGGGGTTCTAATACCCATAGCTTGACGCGGAGCACCTGCCAGCTCTTCCATCTTATTCTCGATAAGTTGGATTTGCATATCAGCATTCAGTGCTGTTGCGTCAGGAACCATTGGTACTACATCACCCTCTTCCCCCAGATAGATTCTAGCACTAGGGCCGTAGTCAAAATCTTCAACATCCCCCCTGATTTTAAGGAGGGGCAGGGCGATCTGATCGAAGACATCTGCCTTAAGATTCTCAAGGTGGTCGATGCGATATTGCAAACCAACAAGATTATCTAGGGGTCCCATTGCGTAAAGGTTGTCTGGCCTATGTCTCCACCCGGAGTGGAAGATCGGATCAGTGCCCAACCAAGACGGGATGGGTTCATCACGAAGGATATAGGCCCTATCTACAACCGTAATCATCCGGTTCTCTTTGAGTTCACCTGCAACTGTGTCGTAGATGTCCCCATAGAATGTGAGGAGTTCCACGTAAGAAGAGCCGTAGTAGTGTTCAATAGAGCTGAATCCATCTGCAATGAACCCATCACTCTTTTCTGTAGAGACTCCCCCGCTAATCTCTTGCCTGTTAGAAAGCATCTTAGAGAAGATGTCTTTCATCCACTCTTCGCCCTTATCTACATCACGCTTTACTTCTCCTAGTTGTACAAGAGAGCGGATAATTTTAGGGGTGTGGTTAAAAGAAGAAGCGGTAGGGTTGAACACAATATCATTAGGACTGATGCGGTTTAGCTTTGGGCCAATGTAGCCAGCTACAAGTTCATCCCCTACCTTATGATAATTCTGTTCAAAACTCACAGATGCGAATACATTCCCGTATAGAATGTAGTCATCAATGAGTTTATCCACCTCAAGCTCAAACTTTCCTTGCCTAACCTTATTCTCCATATAGGCTTGGACAATTCTTTTCTTCTCTCTTGTGGCAGAGTTTCTGTCGTCTCCATTCCACTTCATCCAATTGGAGTTGGGGAATAGGGCAGCAGAGTAGTTAGCCTTCAAGTTATCATAGATCTGAGTAAGCTTAGGTGTGGTAGTAGAGTTCATCCACGGGAGAGCTTTGTTGGATGTAGTGGTGGTATCTGTTGCATACAGATAGTTACGAAGCTCTTTCTTACTCTCTAGCCACTGCTGTCGTAAAGAGTTCCACTCCTGAAACTTTGAAGCAATGTCTGATGCCAACCCATGCGGGGACAACAGATGTTCTACATCAAGGGTAGGTTTACTCATCTGCTAATACCTCCGAACCTTGGGTGACTAATAATATTTGACCCCATACTTCTCTGCCTCATCTGCTTAGCTGGCCTAACTGCGCCTTCAATGGCGGTAGCTAGAGCATCCTTAACGTCATCGTGCGGTGGGTTTCTACTTACCATTTCTTCCTCTAAGTATTGAATGTTGCCTCCCCTATAGTGGAAGATCTGGCCATTCTCATAACGAGGAAGTAGTACAGCTTCAAGCCTTTCCTCTTTGCTACCTTGATGTCTAGTTGGTCTAACCTCTTCTACACGAATAGTTAGACCATGCGGAGCGAAGAAGTCTTGCTTAAGACTTTTTACAATAGCTGCCTGAGCTGCTGTAACTTCAGCCCTGAGTTTCCTAAAGCCCCATCTGTTAGACAGGCCAAGAATGGCTTTGAAGTAGTCGCTGATATTCTCCGTACGAAACCTGTCAATATCCAAAACATAGATATTATTATCTTCGTCAGCACCAATCACAACAATTGCAGTGTAGTCAGCAGTCTTCCTGATCGAGTAGGCAAAGTCAATAGAGGCTATAAGGTTTAGTCTCTTGTCTTTATAAAACCAGTTGCCCTTATCTTGTGTCAAGAACTTACTCTCGAAATATTGGAACTGGTGGTAGTCAACTGGTCTGGAGTCAGGGTCAGAGGGATCGTTGTAATACTGTGCCCTAAACTGCATCCTGTCAAGATATTGACCACGCTTCTTTGCCAGCACTTGGATATTAAACCCAAACCATTTACCATCTTTACGCTTCAGTCGTGGCCATAGGAACTGTCCTGTGCCATCTCCTCTATCTTCTACCGGGCGCTCATAGATTTCATAGATTGGTACTTCATCTATCTTCTCGCCATCTTCATCGTATATGTCCTCTTTCATACTAAGCATATCTGAGTACAGATCTTTGGGGTGGTATCTAGTACCAACCACCCACTCTTTAGCATCTGAGGTTTCGATGGAAGACAAAAGAGAGTATTGACTTCTAACCTTGTTACGTCCTTCTTCGTTGTAAGCATTCTCCTGAACAACCACATCATCCAGCACTGCAATGTCACAGTGTAGACCAGTGATGCCAGTAGTAAGGCCAGCAGTGAATACAGTGGGTTCCCTAATGTTATGTTCTTTTCTTGCGGGGTGGTCTAGGGAAATCTCAGTGGAAGTCCACTTCTCTCTCTTACCCTCTTCCTTATTAACATGGCCGGGCCAGTAGTGCCTATAGATGTCGCTAGTGAGAATACCTTTAATGAAAGTAAGTTGCTTCTCTGCTAGGTTAGAGGTGGCTGAAATGTATAGCACACGAAGGGTTGGGTCTTTAGTAATCTCCCAAGCCACCCTATAAGCAATGTGTCTACTCTTACCATGATCTCTAGGGAATAGAAGGAGTTGATGAGTCTTGGCTTGTTCTCGTGTCCACCACCTAATTACGTCCCTGTGACAGCTACCAATCATTTCATGGGGGGCTACTAGTCTGATGAATACCTCAAGATCAGCTTCTGCTGCTTCTCTAATCTCAGTTGTAGCCGATGTCTTAGAGGTCTTATTCATAAACTACCTGTCCCCTTCGGCCCACTTACGCAGGCGCTCTCGCATAATCCAGAGCACTGCTAGGGCTACAACCACTGTCGCACCAATTACTACAAGCTGTGCTGTACCGTCAAGTTGGCTAATGGCTGTTGCCGCTCCTGTAGCAGTTGCTACACCAGTAGCCCCTGCTGCCTGTATTGTAGTAGATTTTGCTGGGTTAGAACGAGCAGGCGGCTCAACAGAAAGATTGGTTGCGGACGCCGGGAAAGGTCTACCCCACTTTCTAGCTGGCCCTGTATCAACGTGTATGAAACCAGACTTCGGGTAAGTCCCGAACCCAGTGAATCCTACTTCCTTTGCGGCAGCCAAGAACTCAGCAGGGTTGTGGTTATCTTGACGAACATCAAAAGCTACGCCCTTCATATGGTAGCTGCTTTTAGCCCCACCAACATTCCTGTTATGTTCCGGCGAACGGTAGGCGCTAGTGATAATCAACGGCTTACCAAGACGGGTGCGCAGAGATTGAAGCTTATCCATTGCGTCTGGGTCAAGCATCAACTTACCAGTACCCTTACAAGCCATCTCTTGGGGGCTGAAATCAGGCCAGCGCCATTCCGTAATAGGGTAGTCTTTCCATCTTTGGTATAGCTTAGTCATCTAAGTCTCCTATTGGGGGTTACGCTCAATGCGTTCAAGTCTGGAATCAATTCTACTTAATAGTGTATAGATTGAGGAGAGTCTTTCATCTGCCCTAGCACTATCTGTTTCTAGTGTACGGAGTCTTACCTCATATCGTGCTTGCTCAGCACGAGTCTCTACAATAGCATCTTTTGTACTTTTTAGCTCTGCTGCCCCCGAAGCATATAGTACACCTATTGTTACTAGGAGTGCAACAATTTGGATGATGTTACCTATACTCACCCTCCAATCCATTTTCGGTGCAGTCATCACAACCCCCCTCCCGGTCGGGTCAGAAGCCAAAACATAAACGCAACTCCGGCCACCGCTCCCAGACAAATGGCCGCAAAGGTGGCTAGAAGTTGCCCCGCAGCACCGGCATTGGCTATCACCGCCACCAGCCCAAACGGCACCGGCGCCGCCAGCACAGCGAGCGCCTTGGTCTGCCAGAGCGTCAGGCGCACATCCGGGGCTCGGTCATGGCAGCGGAACACGGTAGGCCTGCCCATGAACCAACGCGCCTTGTCGATCAGGTCCATACCCGTGGCCGCGATCCAGCCTGTTGCAAGCACCCACCAGAGCGGGCCAGCGAGGACGGCGGCAAGGATGAATGCGAGGAAGGGCAGGCCCTCCCAGATCAGCGTCTGACGGTCAGGCGGGAACGAGCGGCCAAAGGCGGCCTCGCCCAGCCGGTCCATCGGATCATGCAACAGGAACGCCAGAGCGCCGCCCACGAGCACACCCACCGG